GGTCGGGCCATTGAACAGGTTTTTTATAAACGGACTTGATAATTGCTCCCTCTTCTCCAAATCGCGGGCCACGGCGAAAGCTCTCGACTCAGGCAGTTGTGGACGTTCTGCAATCGATCCCACAGGGCGCCGCGGCGTGGCTTCTGGGCGTCGTCCCTCGCACTCTTCGCGACATGCCGGACGCCCCGCGAAACTTGGATCGCACTTACAACGCCCAGCGGCTTACGGAGTGGTGGGCGAAGCGTGGCGCCAGCACCAGCGGCCAACACTCGCTGTTGCTGGACGATGACGAGCCGGACCCGCTCGAGCGGCAGCGATTGGCGAAGGCGATTGCCGCTGAACGCCAGAATCAGATTGCCGAAGGCCGCTTGGTCGATATCGAACAATTCGAGGCATGGTGGAACAAGGAAGTGTCTGGCCGCTTGCTTCGCATGACGGAGGATTTGCGAGTCCGGTGCGGGCGGGACGCGGCGGCAATCGCCGAAAACGCGTTGGAGCAGATCGCGGCGGCAATGGAGGATCGGTCCGTAGAGGGCCGGGCGGTTCACGATGACGGTTAGTTTTCGATTTGCACCTCGCCTGGCGAAGTCGCTTCGCAGGCGGAATCCGCCGCCGATGATCGACTGGGCCCGTGAGAATATCATCCTACCGCCTGGCGGGCCTTACGGCGGGCGGCAGTTCGATCCGGACATTCAGCCGTTCTCGCGTCTGTTTTTGGAGGAGCTTGATAACGACTGGTGGGATAGAATCGCAGCGACGGGACCGACGCAGACCGGGAAGTCGTTCATCTGCTACGTGATTCCCGTTTGCTACCACGTCTTCGCTTTGCGGGAAACAGTCGTTGCTGGCGTGCCGATCATCGACATGGCGAATGACAAGTGGGACTGCGATTTCCGGCCAGTGATTGAAGCCTCGCCGAAGCTGCGGCGGCATCTTCCGTCCAGGGGCTCGGGCTCCCGCGAGGGCAAGATTCGCACGTCTGTTCGCTTCACGGGCGGGGCCGGCACGCTTCGCTTCATGTCGGGCGGAGGCTCCGATAAAACGCGGGCGGGTTTCACCGCTCGCGTGCTGGCCGTCACGGAGGTAGATGGACTCGACACATCGGCCGAAACGTCCCGCGAAGCCGACAAGCTCAAACAGATGGAAGGGCGTCAGCGGGCGTTCCTGGCGCATGGCATCCGTACCTACCTGGAATGCACGGTCACAACGAAGAAAGGTCGAATCTGGCAAGAGTACACCGGTGGCAGTGAAGGCCGGATTGTTCGCCCTTGCCCGCACTGCGGCGCATGGGTCACGCCGGACCGCGAATGCCTGGTGGGCTGGCACGACGCCGAAGATGAACTGCAAGCCCGTTCTAACGCCGCGTGGTCCTGCCCGGAGTGCGGCGAGTGCTGGAGTGAGACGGAGCGCTACGCCGCGAACCGCAAAGGAGTGCTGGTGCATCGCGGGCAGGAAGTGACGGCCGAAGGGGAAGTCGTGGGGCCACTGCCCGGAACGCGAACGCTCGGCTTCCGGTGGACGGCGGTTGACAATCACTTTGCCACAGCGGCCGACGTCGCCGCGGACGAGTGGCACGCCTCGCGGGAGTTTGACCGAGAGAATGCGGAGAAGGAATTGCGGCAGTTCGTGCATTGCATTCCGTATGATCCGCCGGACGTGGATCTGACGCCGCTCGATCCGCACGAATTACAAAAGCGTGGCAGCGGGCTCGGCAAGGGCCGCGTGGCGGATGAGTCGATCGCTTGCACGGTGGGAGTCGATACCGGCAAGCGGTTCCTGCATTGGTGCGGCGGTTCATGGCTCGCCGAAGGCGGCGGATGGTTTCACGATTACGATTCGCACAAAGTCGAGTCCGATCGGTTGGGCGTCAAGCCTGCTCTCCTAAAGGCTCTCCGTGAACTGAAGGCGTTATTCGATGCCGGCTGGAGAACGCCGCAAGGCCGCGTTGTCGCTCCGCAGCAGGTGTGGATCGACGCCCACTATCACGAACATACCGACGCCGTTTACGAGTTCTGCAAATGGGCGAATGCGGAATTGAAATGCGCTCGCGGCCGGGAAATTTACCGGCCCACCATCGGCTACGGCGAAGGCCAGCGGCGGAACATTCGCTACGCGGCGCCAAAGCACGTCACCAACGACGTGGCGTATGTCGGCAACGGCTACGATCTTCGCCGCTCGCAGCGGGCCGGCGGGCTGGTGGTTCACGTCGATGCGAACCACTGGAAGAGTGAACTTCATCACCGATTAGGACTCAAGCCCGATTCGCCGCAGGCGATTCTGCTTTACCAGTCCGATAAGCGGGGCGAGCATCACGAGTTCGCCTCGCACCTCACGGCGGAGAAGCAGATTGAGGAATGGACTGACAAGGGGCCTGTCGTGAAGTGGGAGTTTGAAGGGGGCAAGCGGCCGAATCACTATCTGGACGCGGCGTATGCGTGTACCGCGGCCGGGCATTTGTGCTTGGCGTTTGCGGCGCGACCGCGGCCTGCGAAGCGAGAGAAGATCGAAACCAAAACTGAGGAGACGCCATTCCTGGCGTCGATGCGATGACTCGAAAGAAAGCACAGAGCATGCCTGCAACAATAGAGCCGCCGGGGATCGACATTCCCGACGAAACGCCCGAAGTGTCGCTGCCGTCGTCCGCAGTTATCGAGGTCCCATTGGGGAATCTCGTGGAAGGCGGCCATCTTTCCCGGCACGTTGAAGCTCGCTTGGATCAGAGGCAGCGGGAGGCACTTCGGCGACTTTACAGCGGCCTGTACGACGCTCGCACCAAGCTGGCGAATGGCAAGTTCGTTTTGAGCAATGCGGATGCAATTCGCTGGCTCTTGGAGCAACTGGTGGCGGCGTAAGTCCGAACGGTCCGGTCTGTCCGAAGGGATTGTCGCTCCGAATCGGTCGCACTCTGCCGTATCTTCCGTGTATGTCGCTCACGTCCGCCAGCACCGACGCCCAGGTTTGGGCCGCTTATGACGACAACGCGAGCTACGAAGAGGATGGCAGTCGATCGAAGGCCTTGGCGTTCATCACTGCTTGTCGCATCATCCTGCGGCGGCGCCCGTCGATGCAGTCCCGCGGTCAAATGAGCCTCACCTTTGAATCCATCCGCGAAGAGATGAATTCGGCCCGGGCGTGGCTGAACGCGAACCCTGGCACGTCGCGGGACGAGGCCCGCTACGCCAGCTTTGAAAACTATCGGGACCATTAATGCCGCGGCGCCGTCGTGATTACGAAGTCGAAAGCATCGTGGAGCAATTCCGCGATTTGCGATCCGACTACGACGCCGCCAAGCAGACGCGGTTCAAGCGGAAGCGGACGGGCGTTTCTTCGGTGGGCTCCCATGCCGACTATCACTATCGAACGTGGACGGCCTATGCCCACGTCATGGAAACGGCCCGCGACCTGTTTCGCAACCACTGTTTGATCGGCCAGGGCATTCGCCGGCTGGTGGCGAATATCCTTCGCGGCGGTTTCACTCTGGACGTGAAGACGGGCGATGACGTGTTGAACGATGAGCTTTCGGCCCGCTGGTACGAATGGGCCGAATCGCCGGACTTGTGCGACCATCAGGGCGAGCAGGACTTCTACGGACTGGAACGGCTCGCCCTGCAAAACACGATCGTCGATGGCGATGTGATTCCGCTTCCGGTTCAGTCGGGCTCGATTCAGCTTCTCGAAGCTCATCGAATGCGGACGCCGACGAACACGACTCGCAACGTCGTGCATGGCGTCCTGCTGAACGACTTTCGCCGGCGGCTGGAATACTGGATCACCAACGAAGACGTGGGGCTGTTCGCGCCGCTGAACATGGTAGGGCAGGTGAGCCGTTACAAGGCTCGCGAGTTCGACGAATTGACCGGCAAAGAAGAGCGGCAAGTCCTGCACTTGTACATGCCGGATCGTATCACCCAAACTCGCGGCATTACCGCCTTAGTGCCCGTGGTTGATACGGCCGGCATGGGCGACGATCTGTTCTTCGCCCAGCTCGTGAAGGCTCAAATGACGGCCTGCGTCACGATTCTTCGCAGCATCAAGGACGCTGGCGGCGGGAATCCGGTTCCCAATCCCAGCGGGCAAGGGCTGGAAGTCACCGAAGACACGCGGCCCGATGGTACGGTGCGTCAAATCGTCGGCTGGCAGCCGGGCATGGAGTTCTTCAGCTATCCCGGCGAGACGCTGGAAGGGTTCGCTCCCAATGTTCCCAATGCCGAGTTCTTCAATCACGCGAATCTGATTCTTTCCATCGTCGCCGTCAACTTGGATCTTCCGCTCGCGGTGCTGATGCTCGATCCGAGTAACACCAACTTCAGCGGATGGCGCGGCGCGATGGATCAAGCTCGCCAGCGGTTTCAAGAGATTCAGTGTTGGTTCATGCGGAACTTCCACACACCGATCTATCGGTGGAAGGTCCGGCAGTGGGCTGCGGAAGACGCGGCCATTCGCCAGGCAATCGAGAAGAGCGTTCGTCGAAAGAAAATTGGCACGGATGGCGTCGATGCGTTCGGCCACGAATGGCGGGCTCAGGAATGGCCGTACATCGAACCGACGCAGGATGCGATGGGCGACGTGATTCAGGAGCGTAATCTTCTCATCAGTCCGCGGCGGCGGGCCGCTCGTCGCGGCATGGACTACGACGACTTGACGACGGAGATCGTCGAGGATCGCGCGACCGTAATTGAGAAAGCTCATGTGAAGGCGGAAGAGTTGAACAAGAGACTGAAGCTCAGCCCGCCGCTCACCTGGAAAGACGTGGCGCTGTGGCCGATGCCTGAAGGCGTGACGGTCAGTGTCGGCAATGAGCAAAAGGCTGAAGGACAGGACGGCAAGGCCGCCAACGGCAAGCCGAAGATTGCAGCCGCGGAAAGGATGAACGGCCATGCACACTAACACTCCGATCATTCCCTATCTCGAACAATACTTCGGCCTGTGGGCGATGGCCGAAGAGCGATTCTGGATGGAATTTGAACTGGCTCGAAAGTTCAACGTTCATTTGCACTTGGAAAGCAGCCTGCCGGCACAAGCGAAAGCCGAAGCGGGGAAGGGCGAGCAATTCGACGCATCGGGCAGCATCGCCGTCATCGGCCTTCATGGCAAGCTGATGAAGCAGGCGAGCAGCTTCGGCGGCGGCACGTCTACGGTTCAAGTTCGTCGGCAGATTCGGGCGGCGTCTCGCGACCCCGATATCGCGGGGATCATGCTCCACATCGACTCTCCTGGTGGGACCGTGGCCGGCACAGGCGAACTGGCGGCCGATGTGACGAATGCGGCGAAGCGAAAGCCTGTCTACGCCTTTATCGAGGACCTGGGGGCGTCGGCTGCGTACTGGATCGCTTCGCAGGCGTCCCGCATCTCCGTCAATCCCACGGGCCAAGTCGGCAGCATCGGCACGTATGGCGTCGTGTACGACTACAGTGGCGCCGCGGCGATGGAGGGAGTCAAGGCTTACGTGGTTCGGGCTGGCAAGTTCAAGGGCGCCGGAACGCCGGGAACGGAAATCACGCAAGAGCTACTCGCCGAATTGCAGCGGAACATCGACGCCTTGAACGAACACTTCATCCGCGGTGTGGCGAGTGGCCGGCGGATGACCCTCGCTCGCGTTCGCGAACTGGCGGATGGCCGCGTACACGTCGGCAGCGAAGCCCAAGAGATGGGATTCGTGGATGCCGTGGAAAGTTTCGATTCCGCTTTTACTCGGATTCAGTCCGAGACCCGCAAGAGGAGCAAGTCTATGTCGATGAGCGATCATGTTTCACCGGAAGCGGCGATCGAAGAGCCCATCGTCGCGTCCGTGGCGAGTCCAGCGGCGATTGCCGCTGTCGCTGCTCCGCTTCGCCCGCAAGCGGCGACGTATGCCGAAATCAAGGCCGGCTGCCCTGGGGCCGATGCCGACTTCATCTGCAAGCAGCTTGAAGCGAACGCCACGCTCGCCCAGGCACAACAGGCGTGGATGGCCGAGCAGAATCGCCGCATCGACGTGGCGAATGAGAACGCGAAGCAGGCAGCCGTGGTCAAGCCGGGCGTTCAGCCGATTGCGGACGGAAAGGGCGCCGCGACTCAGGCGGCCTCGGGTGATTCGATTGCCGAGTGGGATGCGAAGGTTGCGGAGCTTGTGAAGGCTGGCAAGCCGAAGCACGTTGCCACGGCGACTGTCGCGAGGAAGTATCCGGAATTGCGAGCGGCCTACGTGGAAGCTCACAACGCCAAGTTTACTGCCCGTCGGTAGGTCTAGCGGCCAGCGAGCCGAATTTACCAACCTGGAGAATTTATCATGACTGGTTTTCGTCTTTCGCAAATCCTCGGTTCGACGCTCGGCAGCCATCCTCGGTATGTCGAAAAGCAGCACGCGTCGCCCCTGACGACCGGGAACATTTTTGTCGGCACGGGGGCTATCGAAATCCTATGCCTCTGGGGCCGTGTTACGACCGTCGTGCAGGCACAGGCCACCACCATCAAGCTCAGTGCCGTGAGCGACGCACTGACGGCATACGACCTGGGGACGACCGTTGACGGCAACGCGGCGGCCGTGGGCTCACTGCTTTCGCTTCCGGCCGCCGCAGGCTCGGCGCATATCATCACCGCCAACGGCGTGCTGAATCCGACGATGGCCAGCCGGATCATCCTTGAATGCACCGCGTCGTGGGCAATCAAGGCCACGTATGGCGCCGCCAGCACGGGGGCGATTCTCTACCGCATGTTGTGGCGCCCTGCTTCTGCTGGCGCGATGGTCGCGGCGGCTTAATTTACGATCACCTGACGAAGACACCTGACCAAAGGAAATTGACATGAGCCAGTCTGATGACACCGGATACAAAACCTTCGTGGCGTCGGCGGCAATCGCCAAATACGCCCGCGTGACGCTTGCCAGCACGGGCCTTATTGAAACTGCCGGATTGGCCGTTAAGGAAATCGGCACGGCGACCAACGCGGCCTTTGCGGCCGGCGACCGTGTAACGGTAAAGCTTCGTTCGGCTCCAGGCACGCACAAGATGATTGCTGTGGAGGCATTGGCAATCGGAGCTCTCGTCTATACCGAGGCCGGCGGCAAGGTGCAGGACACGGCCGAGGCCACGGCCTTCCAGGTTGGCCACTGCGTTGATGCTGTGGCGCCGACTGCGGACGGCGATATCGTCGAAGTCCTTTACAACAACCACGGCGACACGGCCGCTCAGTAGTCGCCTTTCCGCTTTTTCTGTTCAGTCACTTTAGGAGCGAATCATGCCTACGCCTAATGAAGCACTCGCCACACTGCGGCCGGACCTGGGCGGCAGTTTTGAAGATTTTGATACCGAGATGGACCGTCAAGGGTTCATCGGATACCGGGTGTTGCCGGTGATGGAAGTGCAGCGTAGCGGCGGCACGTTCGGCCGCATTCCGCTCGCTCAGCTTCTCAAAAACGCCGATGTGGCTCGCCACAGTCGCAGCGGCTACCCCCGTGGCGACTGGGACTTCCAGGAAGAGACGTTTGCGACGAAGGAGTACGGCTTTGAAGAGCCGGTGGACAATCGCGACAGTGCCCTCTACGCCGATTTCTTCGATGCCGAAATGGTGTCGGCGGAATTGGCGCGCCATACCGTGTTGATCGCTGCCGAGAAGCGAATCGCGGCGATGATCTTCAATACTACGACTTGGACCGGGGCCGCTCTCACGACGGCCGTTGCTGCCGGCAAGGAGTGGGGCACAACTTCTACGACTGCCGCCAACGCCACGCCGATCGACGACGTGGAAGCCGCCGTGGTGAAGGTGTACGACGGAACGGGCTTGTGGCCGAACACGCTCATCATCAATCGCAAGGTGTTTCGCCGGCTTCGCAACTGTGATCAGATCATCGACCGCATTGCAAGCCAGGGCTCGGGCTCGCCGACGAAATCGAGCGATATCACGGCCGAGATGCTGGCCCGCGTGTTCGATCTTGATCGAGTGCTGGTTGCCGGTGGAAGCAAAAACAGCGCGAACGAAGGCCAGGCCGCAACGCCGGCCCAGATTTGGGACAGCGAATACGCGATGGTCGCGCGTTTGGCGACGACAAACAACATCAAAGAGCCGTGCGTCGGCCGTTCGTTCCACTGGGGTCAGGACGGCAGCACGATCGGCGGCACGATGGAGACTTACGACGATCCGAAGCTTCGCGGCGAAGTCGTGCGCTGCCGGCACGACGTTCACGAGAAGGTTATTGCGGCGGCCTTCGGCCATCTGATTAGCAACGTCTCGTAAGTCATGCCGTCCAGCTTTGACTCTGCCTTTGATTCTTTCGCTGCGCCGAATCTGCGACAGCACTTCGGCGCCGCGATGGTTTACACGTCGGAGGGAGTCGATACGCCATTCACGGGGATGGCGACGGATGAGGAAACAGAAGAGGAAATCGACGGCGGGCGGCAGTCGAAAACGACGCGAGACGTGACGATCGACCGCTCGGAAATCGAGAGCCCAAGGGAAGACGCCGTTATCACGATTGACGGCGTTTCTTACGCAATCGAAAGGTTCGTAGCTCGAAGTGACGTGGACGTGATCGCCAGAGTGGTCCGCATCGAATCCATCGAACGCTCCAAGCCGAAGTATCGGGGTTAATTTTCACTCGCCATGCCGACTAGCGGCCCGCACAACGCAACGGTTTTCTCTAGCGACGACGACAACGGCGGCGTGATTGCTTGGGATACGCCTGCGAATGCCGCCACCTCGAACAACACTTACACGACGGCGAGCAGCGGCGGCGATAACGTGATTTCCGAATATCACAAGTCGCTCTCCCCAGACTTCAGCGACGTTCCCGATGACGCGATGGTGAGCGCCATTATCGTTACCCTGGAACGGTCGAACGCATCGAACGCCAATATCGACGTAGAGGCCAAGCTTGTCGTCTCTGGAACGGTGCAGGACGACAATCAGGCGAAGCCGACGTTCTGGCCGGGTGCGGATGCGGTCGCGACTTACACGTTTGAAGTGGCGTTGCGAGGGGCGCAAATAAAAACCGACTTCGGGTTCGTTATTTCGACTCTGGTGATGCAGTTCGGGATTGCCCGAATCGACCATATCACGTTTTCGGCCACGTACACCGAAGCGGACGACGCCACGGGCGAACTGTCGCACGCCGTTGCAAACCTGCGGCAATCTCTGGCGAACGGCTCCAATTTTCAAACGCTTGTCTCGGCAGAAGATGCCGATGAAGCCCTGGAGTCGATCTACATCACCGCTCTCCCGAAACCGGAGTCAGGCGGCAAGCACAAGCTCTCAGAGCTTCAGGAGTATCGTCCTTACGCTCTGATTTTTTTCGACGAAGAGGCCGGCGTCACATTCGAGCGGGACGCCCACGACTCGGCCGGGACCCGCCGCGGCATGATGCACGTCGAGTTGGTCCGCGACGTGCCAGAATCGCTGGCGGATGACCCCGCGGAAGCCGAAATGTCATGGCTTCGCACCATCGATTCGATCATCAACGACTTGATCGACCAATTGGACCCCAACACCGGCACGCTGAACTTCTCGCGTCTTACCACGGAAGGCCCGATGCGGTCGCATCCCGACGTGGAGCCGACGATGGGCGACTTCCAGGCGATGCGTCTCCATTTTGAATACTTCGGAGGTGCATCGGAATGATCGGCGGCATCGTCGTCAAAAAGCAAGGCGCGACTCCTGGCATTCTGGCCAAGGAGCGAAACCGCATTCAGCGGGATGCGTTTTACGAGATCGGTTCGCACTGGCACGCGAAGATGCTGCCGAAGCATTTCACCCGCCAGGCGTTCACTCTGTACCGCGACGTGTATCAGCCCCGCAAGCCGCGATACGAGCGGCGGAAGTTTCGCCGATTCGGTCACACGTACCCGCTCGTTTACTCGGGCGAGTCGATGCGGCTGGCGCTGTCGATCCGGGACGTGCGGGCCACGTCTCGAGGGAATCGCGTCGTCTTGCATTCGAGGCGATTCAACATGCGGCATCCGAAATCGAAGATCAACATGCGGGAGGAAGTGACGTTCATTTCGCAGACGGAAGATCGCGGCCTTGGGCTCCGCTTTGACCGCGAGTTTCAGGATGGGATTGATTCGATCCGCACCAGCGAAGAAACAAAGGTTGTTTAGCCATGCCGATTACACGTCGCCACACGATTTACGCCGTTCAGCGGTTCGACAACTCTTCGCCGATCAGCTTTGGCGGAGTCAAAGGGCAAATGATCGAGTCGCAAAGCGAAGTCCGCAACGACACATCCAGCGGCGAGATTTATCCGACGCACCTGGCACTTGTGCGGCAGGACCCGCGGGCGATTTGGAGTACCGTGGATCTGGCCACGGCGTTGACCACGATCGGCTTGACGGGGTTGGCGCTCACCACGACAAACCCGCTGAACCTGTTCGCCTACAAGATGACGGAAGGCGGCGGGCGAACGGCCGGATCGAACCACCGGAAGTACACCGTCAACGAGGGCATCGTCGTCCCGACACGAATCACGGCCGATCATCAGGGCGATGCGGTTATCGAGTACATGGTTTTGGCGACGTATGACGGCACGAACGATCCGGTTGTTATCGCCGATTCGTCGGCACTCGCTACGCAAGGGACCGATACCGCTCGCTTCGCCATCGGCTCGGCCAAGGTAGGAGATATCGTCATCAACCACATTACGCAGTGGGAGCTTGATTTCGGGATTCTGTCGGAGCAGGAAGGGGCGGACTCGGACGTGTGGCCTACGCACGTTTCGATTCAGGAGGCGCAGCCCGTGTTCCGCTTCCGTGGCCGCGATATCGAGTGGCTGAAGTCAACCGTCGTGCCGCTCACGGGCTTGTCGGGAACGCACGCCAACACGAAATTTTACTTGCGGAAGCGATCGCAGGGCGCCGCGTCCGGCTACGTGGCAAATGGAACCGCACAGCACATCAGCTTCACGGCCGACGGCCTGGCGATTCCCGAAACGCTGTTTGAAGGTTCGGCCGGCCGCAACCCGCCGGCGGAAGTCTCGCTCTCGATCCCGCTGAAGTACGACGGCACCAATGCCCCGATCGTCGTCAACACGGCAACCGCAATCACGTAGCAAGGCCCCGAAGCATGGACCCGATCGAACGACTGCGGAAGGCCGGCTGGACGCTCACGCAAATCAGCGGCTTTCTCGCCAACTGCGAAGCCGGCGAGACGCTCGACATCGGAAAGGCCGATACGGGGGCCGAGCTGCGGAGCGTGCTGGATCGGATTGCGGATCGGCAGGCGAAGCCGAAGGAGAGTGAAGAAGAGTAATGCCCGGATTTCTGTACTACGTCCCGACTCAAAAAGGTGCTCTGACGCAAGACGACTTGCGGGCCGCGGGCCTGTCGTATGCCTTTGAATTGCGGAAGGGCGAGAATCCGACGGCCCGCGGCTGCTCGCCGGGTCCCGATAACATGATCGGCCTGGTGCTCGGCCAGCAGAGCGAAGGATTGGGGTATTATCCGCAGCGGCAGACATGGCGCAAAATCCCCAGTTCGCCGGCTGGCGCATGGGTTGGCTTTGAGACGGCGACGCCGCCGGGTCCGGATGATCTTCAGCGGGCGAAAACGATCGATGGCAAGTTGGTTGAGCTGGGCGACGGCAATCAGTGGCTCATTCCGATCGCTCGCCGGCCCGTGGAGAGCAATGGCCACTTGGCTGGAATGATCGCACTTCCCGAGCGCTTGGCTCTGGATGACGTTGGCGAGTGGGTCAGCGGCGGCGTGGACCCGAAGTACCGCGAAGTATGGGAGGCGGCGATCTTGTTCTGGGATTCTCTCATGTCGGCCGACGTGGACGAGAACGGAATCAGTCTCACATTCTCACAAGCGGCCGATGCCGCCGTCGCGGCACTGGCGGCGAATTACCGCGTGAACCGGCTTGAGGTTTCAGCGCTGGGATTGCTGAGCGACTCGATCATCAATGCGATTCTGGAAACGCTGGTGGACTTTGATTCGGTCCGCTCCTACCTCAAAAAAAAAGCGGAGGAGTCGGCTACCGAGCGTTGCAGTACACGGAGTGGCGCGCTGGCTTGAACCCGTCCTACTCTCCGACGATGTTCGATTTGTGGCAACTCGCGATTGAAGGTTAGACGTGTCGAATGTTCAAGTGATTATGACTGGCGACGAATTGAAGCTCTTTAAGTCGCTACAAAAAATCATTGCCCAAGAGTTGGCGATGGAGAAGGGTTTTGGCAAAGTCGGCAAGGCGGGGAAGCAAGCCGGCAAAGATTTGGAAAACGCCGCGAAGGGTGCAGAAACCGCATGGGGTCGTGCCGCATCAAAGCTGGCGGACATGGGACCGGCCACGGCCGTTATCGGCGCCGCAGTTACAAAGGTGCTTCGAGAAATCGACACCGCGAGCGAGGCCGCCGCTGGCAAGGTGCGAGGATCGGAGGCCGGACTATCAAAGTTGGCCCAACTCGCCGAAACGCCAGCGGACTTCGATCGACTGGTACTGAGAGCGAAGCGATTGCACGGCACGGGCGCCACGGAAACCTTGGATCAAGCGGCGAATCTCGTCTTTGCTCTTGAGTCGGCCGGGGCTGGCGAAGAAGAGGCGTTGTTTGGCAAGATCGGCGAGAAGAAGCTGGTCGATGACGCAGCCGCATTCGCCAAGGCCGCCGCCACGGTTCGCAGCGCGATGGGGGCTGAAGAGACTGGTGAATTTCGCGACATTGCTTCAAAGGCGTTCGGGGCTGCGAAGTTCTCGCCTTCGGCGGCCGACAAACTGCTTGAAGGCGCCGCCACGGCTGCCGCTCCTGCAAAGGCTCTTGCGCTATCGGACGAAGAACTGCTTGCGGCAACCGCCGTCATTTCACAAGTGACCGGTGACGCCGCACAGGCCGGCACGCAACTAAAAGCCTTACTGGGCGCACTTGCCAAGAGCGGAAAGTTTCAGGGGCAATCGCTCGATCAAATCGTGAGCGATATTCAAAGCCGGAAACTGAGCTTCGGGCAGTTGTCCAAAATGCTCGGCGGAGAGGAAGCCGTAGCTGGCCTGAACGCGCTCACCGCGAATCAAGAGCTATTCCGTCAGGCAACGGCTGAAACCGCCAGGGCGCAGGCCACCGACGCTGCAGGCCGTAAGCTGGGATTCAGTGCGCGAGACTTTCCCATCTCATCATCGCAGGAGCTTCGGCGGCAGGAAAACTTGCTGGAGCTGTCGGAGGAACGGATCGGGGCGGAGCGGAATCTTGTCAACGCCGCGCAGGCGGAACAACGCCGCCGACTACAAGGCGAAGGCGGCTTGCGGGGCCGGCTTCTGGGAATGGCGGCGAGCATGGGGACGGATCTATCGCAATTTTTTCTGGGAGACCGAGGAACTCTGTGGCTGCGGGAGAGGCTGGGAGCGACTGGCAAGATTCAGGATGCCGAGCTGTCACGGAAGATCGATCGACTGACGGAAGCGATCCAGGCCAACACGACGGCGACGCAACGGAATTCAGCCGCAGGTCAACAGCGGCCGTCGCAAACGCCGCCGCGGCCGTCCTCTCGGCCGCAGCAACTCGGGGAGCGGAATAGTCAGCGGGAGTAAAGTTGCCACGCGATGAAGGACAAAAGGGCGGCGATCAAAATCAACACCCCCAATTCAAAACGACCAAACGCAATACAGGTGATTTCAGTCGCGGCGAAGGCCACGCAAAAGGCGAACGCTGCTAAATGACCAAAGATGTTCATAGAAAGATTGTCGTAACCCGTGCCCGTCGCCGTCAACACCATCGACGAATTCACGTTCATTTGGATGAGTGAGCCGCCCTGGCTCAATCTTCTCCAAAACGTGACGCGCGTCCGGCCCGGCAATAACGGCGTTCTGGAGCAAACCCTTGGCGAGTGGTCCGAACCGTTCGAACTGATCACAAAAGCAGAAGCCCAAAACCATCAGGCCGCGTGGGATTTGTATGTGGATTATCGGGCGCTCGTGGGAGGCGACGCCGTGGAAGTCGTATGGTGCTCGATCCCGATGAGCAGCGAGGGGCACGTTTATTTCGTCAAGGGCGTTTGGCCGATCAAGATTCGCCGCATCGTGCATGGCGAGGGGCCGAACGGGAGTTATTTCGCGGAGGCGATTTGTCGCTGGCGGTTGCAGCCGGTGACGGATTTGCCGCCGGGGTAGGTTCACATCAAGGAGCGTGGCGTATGGCCAGCAAGGTCTA